AGACCAATTCGAATCTTATGATGATTATCCACAGGCAGCATCAGATGCAGCTTGTAAAGTACTTCGTTGGATAGAAGAACATGGAAGAGATGAAGTAGCAGGAATGACACAAACAGGTCTTGCTCGTGCAAACCAACTTTGTAATAGAGAAAAAATATCAGAACAAACAATCGCTAGAATGGCTTCTTTTGCAAGACACAAAAAGAATTCAGAGATAAATCCAGAATATAAAGGAACACCTTGGAAAGATAAAGGATATGTTGCTTGGTTAGGATGGGGTTCTGATGAGGGAATCAATTGGGCTCAACGTAAGTTAGAACAAATCAGAAAAGAAAAACAATCTGCTTTCGTAGAAAATGCAGGTGGTTTCTCAATAGGTGATTATGTATCTTGGACATTTGCTGGTAGAGGAGATGATTCAGATAGAGGTAGAGGACAGATAACAGATTTAAGAGTAAGTGGTAAATTAAAAGTACCAGGTACAGATTTTGAATTATCACCAACAGAAGAAAGACCGGCAGCACTTATAGAAACAATAGATGGTACTGTTGTAGGTCAATATACAGAAAATCTAAGAAAGATTAAGAAACCAGAAGGATTTGATAAAGACGAAACTGAACAGAAGATAGAAGCTATCATGGATTTGGTAGAATACATTGATGGTTTACCTGTATATACTACAATAGAAGAAGCAGAAGAAGTAGCAAAAGAGATTGGATGTGAAGGATATCACGAACATATTATGGAAGATGATATCATCTTATACATGCCTTGTTCAGAACATGATGAAGCAATTGATAATTTGTTAAAAGATATCGATGATATTTACAAATCTCGTAAGAAAAAGAAGAATTATATAACAAATCTTCCACAAGATAGACAAGATAAGATTCTTGACAAACTTTTTGAGGTAGGGGAGACCCGAGAAGAGTTAGAGAAACAAGGTTGGGTAATTGAAGAAATGAGTGAAGTAGGCGAAAAGGAGTTTGCCATCTCTTCTAAACCTGACCTCTCTTCTCTTGAAGATTATGGTAAATTTCAAATAAGATATATCTACCAAGGGCCAGTAGATTCTAAGAACAGAGATTTCTGTGCTAAGATGAGAAAGGCAAATCTTATTTATAGAAAAGAAGATATTAACAAACTTACAGTACAAGGAGAGAATAGTGAGTTTGGTATATACGATATATTCACATACAAAGGTTCATATGGTTGTAGACATTATTGGCAAAGACTAAAGATGTTCAAATCTGATAGTGGTAGAAAAACTATTACACAAACATCAGAAGCTGATGATGCAGCAACATCTGTAAATGCTAAACCTACAATGAACAGAAACCCTAATGGTGAAGATGTAGCTATTACTAAAGATATGGTAACATCTAACTTTGCAGAAGCAAGTAAAGAAAAACAATTACTTGCAGGACCGTTAATGGTGCCGAATAAATTGATATATAGATACGATGATAACAATGGTGAATACTATGTGTACTTTTCTGCTGATACAATAGAAAAGATTGCTTACAAGTATTTAGAAAACGGTTATCAAGGAGAAGTAAACTATGACCATTCAGAAGATGAGAAACTAAAAGATATAACTTTAGTAGAATCTTGGATTGTGGATGACTCAGATAAAGATAAATCATTTTCATTGACTGGAGAAAAGTACGATAAAGGTACTTGGTTCGGTGTAATGAAAGTACGAAATAAAGAAGTGTGGGAAGATTACGTTAAGAATGGATTAGTAAAAGGTTTCTCAGTAGAGGGATTCTTCGCTGATTATGTTATTAATGCTTCTACCCATAGATTCTTTTACCGAACAACAGATGGCGGAACAGAGATTGTTATCGATGAGAAATCATTCGTTGTTCATATATTAGAAGATGGAAAACGAAAGGCTATAATGCCAGATGGAGAATACAAGTTGACTAACGGCAGAACGTTAGTAGTTGTTAACTCAAAGGCTAAGATAGGTTCGTTTGAATCACAGATTAAATAACCAAAAAGGAGTTTATTATGACAAATGCACTAAAAGAATTAGTGAAAAAACATTTCAACCTAGTTGATGCTCCCATAGTAGAAGAAACTGTTGTTGAAGAACAACTATCAGAAGAAGTAGTAGAAGCTACATCTGAAGAAGTTGTTGAAGAAACTTTAGCAGAAGAAACTACTGAGGAAACTTTTGGCGAAATCAAGACTGCTGATGGAGAACTTACTCTTACTTATGAGGGTGATGAAATCGCAGAAGGTCTTGCAATATTCGTTATTACTGAGGATGGTAACATCCCTGCACCAGATGGAGAACACGCCCTAGAGGGTGATATTTCTATCTCTACGGAAGGAGGTGTCATTGCCTCTATTATCAGTAAAGAAGTTGAAGCAGAAAACGAAGAAGAAATGAGTGAAGAAAGCGTAGAAGCTACGGAAGAAGAATCTTTCGAAGAATTGAACGACCTTCACGAAGCTCTAATTAAAGCCATGGCGGGTGAGTTCAAAGAACAAATCGCTGGACTTAAAGAAGAGTTTACAAATCAAATCAATGCGGTTAAGGCTGAGTTCGGAGCTCAACCAGCTGCAGAAAAAACAATTACTAACAACAAAACTTCTTACGGAAGAAATAATTCAGTAGATGTGAGCTACAATCCAAGGGATTCTAAAAAAGCTGCTCAGTTTGAAAGATTATTAAAAAGACGTAAGAACAACTAAAAAGGAGAATTATTATGCCAGGATTTAATGTATCTGCACTTGATAACTTCAATAACGAACTTGCTGGTGAATTACTAGTAAAATCGGTTATTGCAGGTTCAACAGCAGAATATGTAACCGTAAAAGAGGGAATCAAATATAAAGAACCTCTAAATCTACAAGAAGTAGATTTACAAATTCAAGATGGTGTAGGATGTGTTACCGTAGAAAGCGGTTCAGTAACCTATACTCAAAGAGACATCGAAGTATGTCAAAGAAGTTCACATGATGGACTATGTTTAAGAGATTTAGATACGAAGTATATCGGACTATTAGGACCAAACGGTTCTTACCCTGAAACTTATGCTTTCGTTGAAGATTATACATCTCAGTTAGTAGCTAACTTCCAAAAGAAAAACGATGAGTTTATTTGGACAGCTACAACAGGTGGTGGAGATTGTGTAAACGGTCTTAACACACTATTGGCTTCAGGTTCAGGTGCAACATTTGTATCTCAATCAGCACCAACATCTGATAACTTACTAGACCAAATTGATGAACAATTAGAAAGTCTTTCAGTAGACGTACAAGATAGAGATGACTTAACAGTATTTATGTCAATCGCTAACTTTAGAAAGTACATCGTTGGTTTAAGAAAAGCTAACAACTACTTCTATGACCCTAACACAGTAGAGAACAGAGGTTCTTTAATGTCAGCTAAACACCCATTTGCTAACTTAACAATAGTTGGTACAGTAGGTCTAGCAGGTTCTAATAGAATCGTAACAGGTCCAGCAAGACACATCGTAATCGGTACTGATTTAGTATCTGATTTAGATAACTTCCAATTATGGTATGATATCAACGGTGATAAACTTAAGCACAGAATTGTGACTAAGTTAGGTGTACAAGTAGCATATCCAGAATTTTGGACTACAAACAATTTATAATAACTGATAATTAAAGAAAGGACAATACTATGGCATGTGATATTACAGCAGGATTTTCTCTAGGATGTAGAGATAATGCAGGTGGAATCAAAACATTGTATATCCTGTCTGGTTCCATACCTGAAACAGGTGTAACAGAAGCTTCAGGAGAAGTTACTGACCTTAACGGTAGTGGAATATTTTATCAGTTTGACTTGACGAGGGGAACATCAGATTTCACAGAAACCATTAATGGTTCAACTGAGAATGGAACTGTTTTCTACGAGTCTACTATAAATGCTGTTTTTCTTAAGATGCAATCATCACTTAGAAACCAAATGAAAGTATTAGCACAGAATCCAGACCTGAAAATCGTTGTTGAAACTAACAACGCAGGAACTGAAGGTGATAAATTCTTTTACGTTGGGAAAGTGTATGGTGGTCAACTTAATGGAGGACAGGGTCAGACCGGAACTGCAATTGGAGATGCTAATGGATATACTTTAACATTTACGGCTCAAGAGCCAGAACC